CCGGCGGACGGCCGCGGCCCCCGTCACGTATATAGTGGGGGAGCCCTGCCATAAAAAACTAATGCAGGATATGGCGCAGCAGCTTGACAGCAGCCTTGCTGATATGGTAGGCTCTGAGGACTACCCGAACGTCACCGCGATTGATTCCTCGGATGACTACACAAAGTTTACCGTCACGCTTTCCTCTGACTCTGTAACCCTTCAGGACTCCCTCATGACTCTGGTGTTTTATATGAGCGGCGGTCTGTATCACTATTTCAGCACGGGCGAACCAGTTGATAATATCAATGTCCGCTTTATAGATCAGTCCGGCAATCTTTTGCAGGAAGCAAATTCAAAGGATGTCAATCCCGACGCGCTCTCTTCTGACGTCAATTCCGACGTCAGCGAGGCAGACCCCCCTGTGGAAACTACTTCTCCAGATCCTTCTCAGGGTAAGTCCGCTGGAAAATTCGTCGCAAGCAAGGATAGCGACAAATTCCACAAACCGAGTTGCCGATGGGCCAAAAAGATACTGAGTGAAAATGAAGTCTGGTTTGATTCTTCGGACGACGCCATAGCCGCCGGATACGGCGCGTGTGGGACTTGCAATCCAAAATAACCTGCCGAAAAATAAACACCGCCCCGGCCTGATAAGCCGGAGCGGTATATGTATAACCTTTTATGCAAGGGTGAGAATCTTGGTATGAAATTTACATCAACATGGCGGATTTCAGATCCGCTCGCGCAGTATATTGTCTATCTGCGCAAATCCCGCAAGGATATGGAGGCAGAAGCACTTGGGCAGACCGACACGCTCAAGCGCCACCGTGCCACGCTCTTGTCTCTGGCCGAAAACAACGGCCTGAACGTCGTGGAGATCTGCGAGGAAGTCGTGACGGGTGATTCTATCGCCGTCCGTCCGGAGGTGCAGAAGGTCTTGCAGCTTGTCGAAACCGGCAACTATGCGGGTGTCCTCGTTATGGAGGTCGAGCGTCTAGCGCGCGGCGACACCATCGACCAGGGCATTATTGCGCAGACTTTCAAGTATTCCAATACAAAGATCGTTACCCCGAACAAAGTCTATGACCCAAACAACGAAATGGACGAGGAATACTTCGAGTTCGGTTTGTTCATGTCCCGGCGGGAATACAACACCATCAAACGCCGCCTGTCGCGCGGGAAAGAGGCTTCTTTGCGCGAGGGTAAATGGATCTCCGGGAAAACGCCATTTGGCTGGCTTCGGGAGAAGCTGCCAAACGACAAGGGCTATAAACTCATCCCGCACCCGGAACAGGCCCCGATCCTCCGGCAGATTTATGATTGGTATACCGGCGAGGGCTGCACGCGCATCGGTTCTTACGCCATTGCTTCGCGGCTGAATACTCTCGGCATCAAGACGAATTCCGGCAACTCATGGACAACCTCCGCTATTCTGGAATTGCTTCGTAACCCGGCAAATGCCGGATGGATCAAATCCGGCGGCAGGCCGGAGACGAAGCGTATCGTTGACGGCTCTGTCGTCGTCAGCCGCCCGCGCACCCGGCAGGAGGATTTGAAGCTCTATAAAGGCTTGCACGATGCTCTGATCTCACAGGCGCAGTACGATAAGGCCGTTTCGCTGAGTTATTCAGTTGTCGCTCCGCGCGGCAAGGGCGCATGGAAGACCGTTACCAGCCTTGCCGGGCTTGTTCGCTGCGACCAGTGCGGGCGCGTCATGGTTCGCAGAGCGTCTTCTGGTGATCGGCGTCCGTCATTCATGTGCCCAACGCAGGGCTGCCCCACTGTCAGTTCATGGTATAGCGAGGTTGAAGAGGCTTTGCTTGACGCTCTGCGTGATTGGCTGCGTGAGCTTGAGGTCGGCGAGGCTGACACCAACGACGACCATTCACTGCTAGACGCGCTCTCCGCTTCCATCAACGCTGACCAGAAGCAGCTTGCTAAGCTGGAGGCGCAGGAAGCCCGCGCATACGAGCTCGTCGAGACCGGCGTTTACACCCCAGAAGTCTTTCTTCAGCGATCTCAGGCGCTGGCCGCAGATAAACAAGTGATTGTTTCCCGCATCGAAGAGAACCAGCGCGCGCAGGACGAAATCACGCGTGCCAAGCAAGCACGCGCCCGTCTCGCCCCCGCTGTTCGCCATGTGCTCGAAGCCTACCCCCTTGCAGCGACTCCGCAGGATAAAAACGATCTGCTCAAAACTGTCCTGCAGAAAGTCCTTTACCATAAGCGTTCAAAATCCTATTCCAAAGCAGGCAGCGATATGTGCCTAACCCTTTACCCCCTCACTGATTGATTTGCCGCCTTTCCTTTTCAGCTCTACAATTACGTGGGCCGCATGAATGTAGCCCACGTAATTGTAGATACCAACAAGCGCCGAAGCGAACAACTCGCTTCGGCGCTTATTTTAAGATTCCCAGAATAATTTGCAGGATCACGCAGAGCTGTTCCAGTGTTGCTTCGTTTAGTAATAAGTCGATTCTTTTCCGTGTCTTTTCCATACGCGCCTCGATTCCTCACAAAATATCTTGCTGTTTTTCGTTGATTATTCCAATTGTTATTTCCTGTAGGTTGTACTATGATATGTAATAGATTCCATTGATCGCCGTTTCCTAGTATCTTACGGGCGTTTTTTCTTTCTTTTAATTTTCTTTTCCTGCTCGATCTCCAAGATATACTGTTGGAATCCCTCTTCCCCAAGCATTTCTTTTATTTCTTTTTCCGCCGCTTTCTCCTTTGCGCACAGTATCAGAAGCAATAAGAGATCTGCGGCAAGTGCAGCAAGCAACGCAATTTCAGCAATTTTTAACCACATAGATATTCCATCCTTTCTTAATTCAGCACACGCGGCCCCCGGCGTTCGTCCCGTTCCTCGCCTACGTCGGCGACGCAGGCGAAGAGTAGCGGCACGCCCTTGATGTAATCCACGCTGACGCTGTGCACGTCCGTCAGCTTCGCGCCGTCGACCGTCACGTCTACCCGCCCATTGTTTACCCGGATGTTGATGCACTCCATGTTTTTCCTCCTTGTCAACAATTATAGAACGATTGTTCTAAAAATCAACTTGGCATTATAAACAAACTGTTTGTGTTATTTTCTTCGCTCAGAAGGCCGTTGGTGTACCGTTTATGGGACTGATATTCTGATATAATATTTCGTTTGATCGGCCCCATCGTATCTTACACATACGATGGGGCCTTGCAGCAGATACCGCGTTAGCCATCTATCTGCTACGTCTCCAGCGTAGCAGAACAGGGCGTTAAATGTCCATACACAAAATAGAAAAGTGTATGTCCATTTTGGAAATTTTCGCTAAAACTGTTCTTCATTTTTGAGAATTCCCACGAAAATATATTTTCATTTTTGAAAAAAACGTGGAAAACGGGCTCTATTTTAAAAAAACTTTTCTGCTGACGAAAAAAATGATTGTTGGAGGCGCATTATTTTGACAATTGAAGATTCCGCTTTGTTTTCCGAGGCTTTCCGCGAACGAATACGGGAAGAAAAGAAAAAGTCCGGGTTGACCATCGATCAGGTCGTCGAAAATGCTGGCGTTTCAAAAACGGCTGTGATAAAGCTGCTTTCAAGCGGCAAAGTCGAATTGAAACTGAACGATTGCATTGCTCTCTGCCGTTTCTTTGGCCTTTCCATAGATGAGATGTACGGTCTGCGTGCACCCGCCCCCGCGGCGGAGATCCCGCGGAAACTTTTAGACCGTAATCGCGATTTGGAGATCGAGAACGCGAGGCTGCGTGCCTCAAACGAAGCTCTGCGGGCACAGATATGCTCTGTTCACTCAATCGCCTACATTCTTCTGTTTATCTCGGCCCTGCTGGCTATGTCTCTGATCGCTTACCTTGTCATCGACGCACAGATCAAAAACGCCGGACTCATTCAGGGCGGCTCGCTGTCCGCGCTCGCGTGGGCCTTTATCGCCCTGATTGCAGCGGCAGTGATCTTTGGCGGCATCGCGATCGTCCGCATTATCCGGCGCGAAAACAAGAATTCTATTTCGTGCAACAACCCTTGAATTGCAAACGAGGAGGCCGCGGCCTCCTCGTTTTTGTTTTGTTTGCCCTCGGCGGATTAGCGGCTCTCTCCCCTTTTTATTTTTTGCATAACAGAATTGTACACTCTCGCGTTGGCGACCGCAAGCGTGTCCATCAGCTCGTCCATGATCGGCCAAACGGTGGACGGTTTCTTTCCCTCTATGGCTCGTAAAAAGTCGCTGTCGCCATAGCTGCCTACTGTCTGCGGGGCCGATGCCTGCGGGGCTTCCGTCTGCACTATGGGGGCAGAGTCGCCGGAATAGGCGTGCAAGCGTGTGCCCCGGCTCCCCTGCTCATCCTTCTGCATCTGCTGGCGGATCACGTACAGATCCGCCAGCATGGCGTAATTGTGATAGCTGGATTCCTCATATTCCAGCCGCGCTATCTCCTTGCGGATCTCGGCTTTATCCAGCATATCGCGCCTCCTTATGCCCGCTCGATCTGCTCCATGCAGCGGCGGATCGCGTCACGGGTTTTATCGTCGTCCGCGTCGCGCATCATATCGTCCAGCTGCGCGCGCATATGCTCGCGGGCGTCTGTGCGGCTGTAGCGGCCCATTGCGTCGCGGCGGCGGCCACGGTAAGAGCTGCCCCGGCCATACGTGCCGCGCATATCCGCCTCCCACTCGCCGTCGCGGGAATAGCCGCCGTCTTCAGCCATCTCGATCTTGTAGGTATTCTTGATGGAGCTGGTCAACTTCTGGATCGCGTCCAGATCGCCCGCAGACATTTCACGCTTGTCGGCGATTTCGTCAAGCTCTTTGCAGAGCATTTCACGCAGGTTTCTCAAATCGTACATATTGCATCCTCCTTTCACGATACGCGCTCGACGATCATATTGCTATTTGCGAAACTGATCGCCTGCGAGCTGGTGTTCTTCGCCGCTACAGTCAGGCAGCAGCCGCGCGGGACTTCCACGAATGTGGAAACGAAGATGTTGAAATAGTTCTCAACAGCCGCAGGGGTTACGGCCGCTGTGGCGCTGCTCAGAGGTTCGCCGTTGATTGCAAGCGCAGCGGTAATGGTGCCTACTGTTCCGCCTGTAGGGATAGCGATATTCGCGCCAAAGGATACGCGGAACTTTGCCTTGCATTGCTGCGTAAGCCCGCGCAGCGTAACGAGCCCGCTTCCTTCGCGATGTACGATGCACGGCTTTCCGCAAGCCGCCGCGGGGACCAGCGGGCCGGGCTGCCCAGCGGCGACAGTTTGAATCCCGGATGATGTAAATTCAGCCATAAAATCATTCCTTTCATAAAAATACAGCGGCGGGACGATTGCCCCGCCGCGTTGCTATCGAGTATCGGCAATGGGGGCCGATCATTTTCGTGAGGCCACGAAAAAGCTCTACGGTATGGAGTTGTTACGCCGCGCAGCCGCCGCAGCCGTAGTTGTATCCGCCGTTATAGCCGTTGCATCCTGCGTACTGGTACGGGGCCGGGACCGCGAAGGACGGAACCGGACGCGGGTTATAATATGCAAGCTGCCCGCTCACGTAGTTACGCAGATCGAGCGTCTGTGCGTTCTGGCTTGCCGCGAGGTTCGAAACGAAGAGCTGCTGCGCCTGCTCGGCGATCTTGGCATCCTTTGCAGCCAGCTCCTGCGCCGTCAGACGCTGGTCGATGCTGCGGAAGCCGCAGTTCATCGCGTCGATGATGTCGCGCGTGGTGTTCTGCACGGTGTTGCGGGTGTCGCACGCCTGCGTCGCCATGTCGTAGCGAACCTGAGCAATTGCCGCACGGTTTTCGCAGCAGCAATTCTGCGACTGCATCTGCATCTGGAACAACTGCTGCATAAGCGCGGCCTGCTGGTTGCAGCGGGAAAGCTCAGCCTGCGAGAAGCCGCTGGTCACGGCCTGCGTTACATTCGCGAAGCCGTTGAGCATGCCAGTGTTCATGGCGTAGAAGCCATCACAGACACCGTTGTTTACGCTGTCAAGCTTGCGCTCGATGTTGGAGAAGTCAGAGGCCAGCACATAGCCGTCTACAACGCCGCCGGAATTTCTGCCGTTGTTGCCGAATCCGTTTCCATTGCCGCCCCAGCCGCAGAAAATGGCAAGGAACAGGATGATGATCCACCAGCCATTATCACCGCCGAAGCCGCCCCAGCCGCCACCTGTCATGCCGGTAGGCGCGACGGGCATTGTCATGGTCGGGGAGCCGTCATTCAAACTCATATTTTTCATTCCTTTCGTAGATTCAAAAGATTTATCTCAATCGTGGCCACGATTTTGATCGTTCAACTGTTCGGAATTCCCGAACTATTGCAGCAGTTGCCGGAATTGCCCCGCCACCTGCTGCAGCTGGTTCAACTGCTGCTGCGTGATTTTCCCGCTTTGTACCAGCTTCTCAACCTCTGCTTTTGGATCACCCTGAAAGCTGTTCTGGAATTGCCGGAACTGCTGTATCATGTTCTGGAACTGCCCCATCGGGCCGGGCAGCTGTCCGCCGCCGAGGGCGTTAAACAGTGGGTTCATTGTCCGCCTCCTTCATCTTTCGCGGCCTGACGCTTGGGGCGGACAGCTTCGCCACAAGCTCCTCAAACTCCCTGCGGGTCACATATTCTTCGCTCATGTCTTTTCGCGGCGCTGCGGGCGCTGGCGTGGCCTGGGCGCGCTCCACAAGATCATACGGTGTAATTGGCGGCTTTCCGCTTGCGTCGGCCTTTTTGACGTACACGACCGGCGCGTTCATATCCCAAAGCGTTACTGCGTTGTTGGGCGCGACAATAAAGTCGTTCGCCGCCTGCTCGTTCGGAACCCAGATGATCGACTGATTCTGCGGCTGCTGGGGCTGCGGTTGGTAAGCCGGCATCTGCGGCGCGGGCTGATACTGCGGACGCATCTGCATCTGCGGCTCCTGCATCTGCGGCATGGGCGGCTGATTGTAAATCGGCTGCTGATACACATACGGCTGTTGTCCAAACATCATGTTTCCTCCTTTGCCCAATAAAACAGTGGAATTTCACTCCCAGAATCCCACGTGTCAAAATAAGTCCCATCCTCCACGCACACAACGTGGCTTGATAACGCCAGCACATACACGCCGCGCGGATGATCTGCGCAGAAATCCGCGACGGTATAGCAGTCCGGGCACGTGTTCGGGATTACGTTCCGGGTAAAGCCCTGCTGCCGGAGGTAAGCGCTCCATACGCTGTTTGCGCTCGGCAGATCTCCCATGATGAGTCCTTGCAGGCACAATCCGATATACACCTCGTCCCAGCTCTTCCCGGTCGCCTTTGCGATGGCCCGGACGGTGCAGTCCCCGACCTTCTGCCCGGCGGGGTTTGGATTAAAATAAGAAAAGCCCATACCGAACACTCCTTTGTGTGTCCAGTATGGGCCTTTTTGCGGCTTCTTGTGCCTCAGTTGTGTATCAATTTGGTTCAAAATTTAAGCCCGCGGTTATTCCACGGGCTTAGTTTTTGTTATCGTTCGTTTACAGCCAGAATCTCCGCCGCCATCGCGGCCACATACGGCGGGCCCCCCCCCCCCCCCCCCCCCCCCCCCCCCCCCGGGGGGCAGCGGGATTCCAAAATACTGCGCAAATCCGGTCTGCGTCAGGCCGTATTTTTTGATCACATCCGGGATCGTGCAGTGCGCGCCGTCCCAGATCCCGCCGAGCAGCGCCAGCCGCTCCGCCAGAATCTCTTCGTCTTCGGCATCGCCCCAGACGCTGGACAGCGCCATATCGGAGATGTAGGAGTCGCGGTCGGTGTATGCACCGGTTTCGGCGTAGAGGGCGGAGCGGATAAAGGGTGTGAGTTTCATTTTTCGATCCTCCTATACTGATGAATTTTGCTGCATGAGCGCGTCCCAGCTGGCCCAGAGTTCGCGGTTGCAAGGTTCGCCGTGCAGCGAATCGAGAATATCAGCAACTTCTGCCGGGCTTTGATAGTACAGGACGCACGTTTCGCCGGTCTGCGTGCGCTGAAATTGCAGCTTTTTCGGCCCTGCCGAAAAATGCGAGGATATTTGCGTTAAAAGCTCAGGCTGCCCGTAAACCCGCAGCCGTGGCGTCCTGGTGGGCTTGCCACGTACCTTGTGCGGCCAGAGATCAAGGCAAGCTTGCAGCTCCACCACACCGCGGCAAAATCCCTGCCAATCCGTCACGTCGGCGAGGGACGGGAGAAGATGCACCTTCGCGGATTTCACAACCCAAAAGTCTTTCTTCCCGTCTGCACGGTGCTGGAGGTATGGCGCAGTAGGGAAAAGCTCGGCAACCGCGTTGATGTACCACCGATCAACACAGCGGACAAGGAACTTGCCGCAGGTATCAACGCCGAGCAGCATGAGGATCGCTTGCTGATAGCCGTTCAATCGTCCTCTTCCCCCAAATCTGCACGAAGTTCATCGGCCCATGCTTCTATTTCCGCCCGGCAGTGGGCCGCGTACTCCTCATACGTTTCGAAGTCCCCGATAATGTATCGGATATTGGTAAGCCTGTAGATTTCGAATGTATGGATATCCGCAAAACGGTCCGCGATCTTATGCCCTTGTAAGTTCTTATCGTAAGGTTCGTCTCCTACTGGAGCCATAACCTTCGCCAGAATTTCCGTTTGTTCCTCATACCATGCGTTGCGCTCTTCCTGCGTCGAAAACCGCATCGGTTCCTGTGCGCGGCCTGCGTCGCGCCCGGCCTCCATGATTCTAGTGATTTCCTCTACGTTCGTCATCTGTAGTTCCCTCCGTTTCAAATTCTATCGCCGTAAACCTGCACACGCTCCCACACGTCTTCGGGGATGTTGTGCTCAACCTTGCCGAAGTACCATGCGGCAAGCATACTGCCGTCGCTGTCGCGGCTTTCCTTGTTCGCAAGCGCCAGAAGACGGTATGCATAATCGGAACGATGGTTGAAAATGATCTGGCCGTTCTCGTCGGTGACCGCCGTCGCGATGGAAGCCGTCCATTTAAATGTAATACTAACCTAATAGAAGAGCCCGATGATGATATTTTTGAGGAAATCGATAATATTAGATTTATGCGTTTTTTTAGAGTAGAGATCCTAACATAAAACAAAAACCTTCTCGCTTAACAATAAATGCCAGTAGCAAGTATTGTAGAATCGACAAAAAAATTGACACAAAACAATATGTTCCATACAATCTTTTACATTGTTTCATGGAAGATTATGTCAATAAAGATTGTTCTTGGAATTTATTTGATTTTGGTTACCATATAGAAACAGATTATGGGATCTTTTCGATGCAAGAGAACAACATTACCAATCAAATAAATACTCATATCAATTAATTCAGAAAGAAAGCATTATATTATTTATTGAGTATCTGAACTATAAAGAGATAGACTGTTTTGAAATTAACTCTCTTGATTATTTGGTTTTATCTGCCACCAATAAGAAACCGATATCATTTCAAAATTAGATCGTTATATTGCAAAAATGTCACCAGAAAAATTAATATCCGAAAATGACATTATCAATAGATTGCAATTTTATTACAAAAAAGGTCTTATATATCATTCAAATGATTTTAAGGAAATCATTTCTGTAATAAATAACGATAAAATAACCTCAAACTAATAACCTCTAATAATTTAGCTATGGAAGAATGCATGCAAATGATTCCCGTGTGGGTATGGCCTCTATTTTTTTGGGACGCAATTTGGAAAATAATTGCATTTTGGCAATCTGCCAGGAACAATCATCTGGTGTGGTTTATATTTATTGCTATCACGAATACAGTAGGGATTTTACCAATTATTTATATTCTAACACATAGAAGATCAAATCAAGTAACTCCAACCTTAAATCAGCG